GGTGTTCCAGTCTTTATCGATGCAACAATGACAAAGATTTATGGCGCATCAACGAACCAATCTCCAATCTTGGTTGGAAAGTTCTCTGATTCGTATCTCTTCGAATCCGGTGTGAAGACTCGCGTTCTTCCAGATGTCTTGTCTGCGAACCTCACAGTTCGCTTCCAAGTTTATGGATATGCAGCTCTCGCTCATCGCTTCAATAAAGCAGTTTCAGCCGTCACTGGAACTGGTACTGTCGCTCCATCTGGTTACTAATAGCCAGAAGCCTTGGCGCTCGATCCCATCACTTGATGGGGTCAGCGCTTTGGCGCAAACAATTCCACAGGGGGAATCTATGCAATCACTTTTCTTAGAAGGTATGCAATCAGCAAGAGAAATAGTGCAAAACAAAGGCATTGCATATCTTGATCAGATAATTCAAGCGCTCTCAAAAGGATCAATCGAAACAACTGCACTTGATCCCGAGGTTGAAACTCGATGAAGAGCAAAGACAAAATCTGCATTGGAATGGTCAACAACGGATCCATCAATTCAATGCTGGCGCAGGATTTGATTCACATTGCAATCCATCCAAGTAGGAAATTCCATAACTTGGTGCAGGTTGGAAACATAGGATTGACCACTCGCTCTCGGAATGTGGTTGTCAAAACTTTTCTTGAAACAACTGATGCCGAATGGCTTTTGATGATTGATTCAGATGAAAGACTTTCGATCAATAACTGGATGAAGTTGATTGATTCGGCTCACGATACAGAGCGACCAATCATCTCAGCGCTTGTCTTTGCATCATTCGAAGAGAACAATGACATCAGGCCAGTTCCCACGATCTATCGCATGAATCCAGAGACCGGACTTTCGCCGATCGATGGCTATCCGAAAGATCAACTCATGGAAGTTGATGCAGTAGGAACCGGATGCTTGTTGATTCATCGCAATGTCTTGCTTGATATGCAAAAGCAAGCAACTGTCAACCAAGGCAAAGATTGGGCATGGTTCGTTGAAGGTGCAATCGATGGCACATACTTTGGCGAAGACCTGCTCTTCTCAAAGAGGCTCAAATCTATGGGATACAAGATCCATGCTCACACTGGAGCGATCTTGCCTCACTTCAAAACTTTTTGGCTTGATGATCGCCATCACACGCCATTTCGAAACTACGCGCTCAAAGCTGCGGAGTAGAACCCCTGCTACTTCGCAGCCCAAATCATAAGGAGAAAAAATGGCAAGAATCTCAACGACAGAAGCCAACCAAGCTCTCAGCACCACTGGCTGGTCTTATGTTTCCCTACATACTGCCGATCCAACGACTTCCGGCGGTTCAGAAGTTACTGGCGGCACATACGCTCGCGTTGCAGTCACTTGGAACTCACCATCTTCAGGATCGGTGACAAACTCTGGAGCATTGTCGATCAACTTGCCAGCTTCAACGACTGCTTCATATTTCGGAGTCTGGTCTGCTTCAACTTCTGGAACTTATTACATCGGCGGCGCTCTATCGCCAGCGATCACAACTGGATCTTCTGCTGGCGTTGTCACCATCGCCGCTGGATCTCTTTCAGTTTCCGCTTCCTAATCTGAGGGGTATCTGATGACGACCTCATATCCAACATCACTGGATTCATTCACCAATCCAACTGCAACGGATACCCTTGACTCGGCAACAGTTCCACACGCTGATCAACATGACAATATCAATGATGCGGTTCTTGCAATTGAGACAGAGCTTGGAACTTTGCCGAAAGGCACTTTTGCAAATGTCAAAGCTCGCTTGGCTGCTTATGCAAGCGATTCAGATCAAACAATTCTTGCTTCACAAGTTTTCGGATAGGGGAAGATCGTGGCTACATATTCAAAGACACTGCTTTCACAATCAACGCAAGGAGCGCCAATCGCGGTTGCTGCGACTGCTCCAACAGGTACAACTATCCACGCGACAGGTACTTCCTCAACTGCATTCGATGAGATTTGGCTTTACGCTACAAATACATTATCTGCCGCAGTAGTTTTGACTATTCAGTATGGTGGCACTGCAACCGTCAACCAAATTCAACAGACAATTCCAGCGAACTCTGGGCTGACCTTGATTATTCCCGGACTCGTTCTTACTGGTACTGGTTCGGCTGCCAATACTGTTTATGCTTACGCCGGAACTGCATCAGTCATCAACATCTCTGGCTATGTGAACCGAGTCGCATAATGGCTGAAGGTTTCAAAAGAGGAGAAGCTGGCTCACAGGTCAATTCTTGGATGCCATCATCAAACGCGATCACTCCAAATGGTTTCACTTCTTCAATCTTGCCTTATGGCTTACAACTTCGCCAGACAATAAATGCAGGAACCACATCGGTCACAATCCCTGCTGGTATTACTTGGGTTTATGCAATCTGTGTAGGCGCAGGTGGTGGGGGTTATAATACAGCAGGAAATAGCGGTGGCAGTGCTGGCGGTATTGCTTGGGGCTGGACTCTTGCTAATTCAACTTGTGTAGTTGGTGCAGGTACAGCAGGTGGTTCCGGAGGTTACACGCGATACGGTCATATTATTGCTGGCGGTGGCGGCAACCCATTCAACGGCCCACAAGGACCAGGCGGTGGAGGGTCGGGCGGTTATCTTGGCGGTGTAGGCGGTGCAGGAATAACAAATTATTATGGTATGCCCGCTAGTGCAGGTAGCACTGCTCCTGCTGCTGCTAATATCGGTTCAGGCGCTGGTGGTGGTGGTGGCACAAATACTGCTGGCGCTAATGGGGGAAATGGTGGGAATGGTATTTCAGGTGGAGCAGGCGGTGGGGCAAATGGCACTACTGGTACTTGCGTAGGTGGTAATGGTGGTTCAGGAATTGTCGGTGGCGGTGGTGGTGGCGTGAACAGTACAACTGGTAGTCGCACAGGTGGTAACGGCGGTTCGGGAATCAACATCTTGACTGGTGCAACATTGTCAGGTGGCACAGGCTCGTCAGGAACGGGAACTAATGGTGCTGCTGGTGGAGGCGCTGGTGTTGCGGGCGCAGGCGGTAATGCTTCGGGAACAACTAACGGTGCTGGTGGATTAGGCGGTGGGGGTGGCGGTGGCGGTGGTTCTGCCACTTCAACAGGCGGCGCAGGAATTCTTTATCTTTTCTACTAGAATGGAATCAATATGACAATATCTATATATAACAATGCACAGTTCAGCGATACGCCTTTTGGCTTGAAGTTGCAACAGACTCTCACCAATTCATCAACTTCACCTCAAGTTTCTCAAACATATTCAGTAACAATCCCTGCTGGCGTTCAACGCGTGTATGCAGTCTGCATTGGTGGTGGCGGTGCTGGTGCGACTGCAACAACTGGCGGCGCAGGTGGTGGGGGTGCAGGTGGATATTCTGCTGGCTGGACTTTTGCAACAAACACAGTCACAGTCGGCGCAGGCGGTAATGGAACTGCAACTGCTGGCGTAGCCGCTAACGGCACTTCATCACTTTACGGAATGGTCTTTGCTGGTGGTGGTTCGGGTGCGCTATCAGGAACAGTTGGTGGTGCGGGCGGTGGAGCAACAACTCCTACTGGCTCAACTTCAACAGTTTCCTACACAGGCGCTCCAACGGCTGCTGCTAACGCAATTGGCTACGGCGCAGGTGGTGGCTCAGGTGCTATTGGTGCTGCTGGTATTTCATCAGGTGGCGGTGCGGGTGTAGCAACTGCAACTGGAACTGTGACTGCCTTTGTTGGTGGTCGTGGTCTTGTCTGTGGCGGCGGCGGTGCTGCTGGAACAGCAGGCGTTGGTACAGGTGGAGCAGGTGGTACTGGTGATTTCTATGCTGGTGGAACTGGCTCGACGGGTACAGGAACAAGCTTTGGAGCTGGTGGCGGTGGGGCTGGTTACACAAGCGCAGGATCAGCAGGTTCAGGAACCACAGGTGGCAATGGTGGCTCCGGTGGGGGCGGTGGGGGCGGTGCTTCAACACTTGGAACTGCTGGCTCAGGCGGCAATGGCGTCGTCTTTTTATATTACTAGGAGAAAAAATGACTACAAAATACGATTACATTTCAACCTGTTGCAACACAGGATACAGCGAAACACGCGATGAAACTCAGCCGCCTGTTTATACAACTTGCGTTC